CCCTTACGATCTTATTCGCTATATCGCCCACATCTCCCTTTGAGATTGCTTCCACCGTCTGCACCAATTCCTTATTCTCGGAATAAAGCTGCGCGCCCTTACCAAGCGACCATCCCGCAGCCGCGCCACCGCCGGCCAATACCGGACCCCCAAGCGATCCTGTCGCCCCACCTACCGTTGCGCCCAAAAGTGGATAACTCTGAGATACGCGACACCCGCTACCAAGGGCAAGCAAGCCAAGTAGCAGAAAACACCTCATCCTATTCCCTCAAGTATCCGGTTACGGAACCATCCACACTGTATTCGTCTAAACTTTTATGGCAGTCGTACTCCTTGGTTTCTCCGGGTAAAAGAACTTCCGATTGAGTACTCGCCTGATGAATCTCGAAATTCTCAATGTACTGAACGCCGACGCCCTCGGCGGCGAACGCCACCACGTAATCATCTGCGCCAAGTAACTCGGCGATACTCCCAACACCAACGGAGTTCACCGTCTGGTTCACTACAGGAGGAAGCCAAGCGTCCGTATAGGGGTAGTTTGCCATCGGATCGCCATTATACTGAGACACCCAAACGTTCGCCTCATTGATGCCTATGTCTATTACCACTTTGTACCAACTGCCCACGACATGGGAACCGGAGGGGCCGTAGACGACTTCGGGGTCGGTGCCGACTTTGATCTTGAAATCGTTGTTTGGATCTACCCTCAATCCGACGGCGGGATGATTGTTGTCGATCATCCCATAGCTCTTGTAAATCCCCAGTGGTTGCAGTTGAGTCGTATTGCTCTCGATCTTGAAATAACAGGAAATCGTATGACTCGTATTTAACCCATATGGAGAAGGTATCGTAGCATAGGCGGAGTTGTCCGCGGTGTGCTCGATCTTCAGGACTCTACTGTACCCGTTGGGAGTCCATATCGAAGGATTGCTCAGAGTCATGGAGCCTGAGTCCCTCGTAACGTCCAACTCGGAAGAGTCGAAGTATTTGGACAAAATGGGAACTCGGTGCGAAACCAATACGTTGCCCGAGCCTGAATTCGTTAGTCGGAACCACTTGGCCTGCCTTGTGGGCAGGTCGCCCGCATCGGCGGCAAAAGTACCGAATGAAGTCGGGGCGGTCTTAACCAGAAGATGGTGATCCGATACAGCTACACTTGGGTTAATGTCGTCGCTGGAAACGACGGATGACTCCAGTGCCTCCAGTCGTATCGTATTCATTTGTTGTCGTCCTTTATCTTTCTATAAAGAACATACCCCATGTAAATGCTTGTTAGGGCGGCAGCCAAGGTCGCGGCGGCTAAATGATAATCGGCAAGACCCCATCCGGTGGCTACGCCAATAACCCCTATTCCGGTATTCGAGTCCATCACTTCTTCTTCGCCTTTCTTGCAGGCTTGGGTTTTGCGGGAGCTTCCTCTTCGAGAGGATTCTCAACCTCGACCTCTTCGACCTGCAATAGCTCCTTCGGGTCTTCGGCTACTTCCTTGACCTCGGCCTCAACCTTTAGAGCCTCCACATAATCCGCAGTTGGGCTTTTCTCGGGATTTTGCTGATGAGTTGTGAATGACCGATACGCTATGGCCTCTCTCCCTAGTTTTTTTTTGAAACCCTCAAAGCGCTCCTCACTCAACTCTTCCACACCGGGCAGTTCCACTAAGCCCTTGCCGGTTTTGTCGTCTACGTGGGCAAGACCCATCCAAGAACTCCCGATCAATATGGGGACGAAACTATCGAAGCCCCCGAAATCTCTAGCTATATTATCAAACAATAGATACATATTTCTCCTTGTTAAAAGCGGGCTGGGGGCGCGCTATGCACTCCCCCAGCCCTATGTGTGGTGGAAGGCGAGAAGCCTTAGAATGTTTTGTTTCCGGCGTCGGTCGGATACTGAACCGTGTCGCTGATGTTCTCTATGATCAAGTGACGGTGAGGACGATCCATCAGAGTTGTCCACTTCGTGCTGCGAAGGTTGAATGTTCTCTTCACGGAATCCATGCGGCACTTGTAGTCTGCGGCGATGTCGGGATGAGGCTGCTCTCTCGTTACCGAGTTAGTGCCTGCGATTCCGATCTTAACGTCGCTCCAGTCAACGAACCAAAGCATGCGGTGCGCATCTTGGGCAGCGGATGCATCGGAGAACACGTCGTCGCCTGAGCGAGTTCCGTCAGCAAGATACTTCTTTCCGGTTCCGATGTTCAACAGGTCGTCGAACATTGGGTCGTGGAAGACAGCCAACTGAACGCCGACGTCGGGAATGTCGTAAACGTTGTAGTTGAACAACATGATTCCGTTATGCTCGATCTTTTGGTTGATCTGAGCGTTGCGGTGAACTTCCCAACCGTAGCGATCGCGGTAGTAGGAGTTGAACGCCTCGAAGATTTTTACGGCGGTCAGGCGGTCTGTCATGCAGTCGATCACTTGGATCGTGTCGCCGTCCTGCTCGCGGTTGCGCTTCAGGTAATACAAGTCACTGAACAAGCTGTCCAAGTCGAGATTTGCTCCTGCGGCATCGCGAACTCGTCCACCCTCGCGAAGAAGGCTTTTGATTCCGAGAGCCTGAGCCTTGTACTCCAAGGTGCAGTCTCCATCTTCAGGATCGTTGACTGCAGGCAATTGCATGTAAGTCTCGGGAGTTTGTCGATCGTTCAAGGCTTGGTTGTACCAAACTGCTCGCGTCCATTGATCCTGAGACATCTTGGAGGCAATCTTGTTTTGCTCAGCCAAAGGATGGTAGATCATGCTCGAAAGGAATGGATTCACCTTGCCGGACATTACGGACTGAAGAGTTTCCTTGTACTGCTCGTTGACTTCGCGGGATTCGCGAGTCGTTTGCAACCAGTTAACAAGCAAACGAACCGAAAGGTCGGTAGGCTGATTGCGGCACCATGACTCATAATCGTTCACGTTGTTGGCAACGGTCTGAAGAACACCTTGAGTGGCTTCCCACTGAGCCTTGACAGCGGCGTCAAGACCGGTGAAAGATGAACCATCGCCGGGTACTTCCTTGCCGGTTGGGCGAAGGTAAAGAGTGGCTCCGGTTACTCCGCCGACATTATTGTCCACGGCTCCAACGATCAGGTACTGAGCCTCCTTGGCGACAGATGCGCCCGAAGATTGGTACCAATGGTTCACGATCACGTAACCGCCGGGAAGGAAGTAACGAGAAATGTTCTGCAATGGAGAAACCCAGTCGGAACCGCCGAGATTTACTTCGACCTCCCAGTCACCTTTATCGGGGTCGGCCTTATAACCGGATTCCGATGATCCAAATGGGTACGCGTGGCCGTCGGCAACACTTGAGTGTGTGCCAGAGGACAAAGCAAAGTAGTTGGCGTTGATCACACTGCGCTGTCTGCGCTGAATGTAAGGCAGGATGATCGACTGTTCGGCGATGTTCTGCTTATTGATCAAAGGCTTGATGTTCTGAACCGAACTCATGAGCAGAGTCGTAAGTCCGCGCTCTTCGACACCGAGCATTTTTGCTTCGGCGGCAGAGGCGATAACTCTGGCGAGGTCGGTTTCCTTGTTGGAAAGAGCCTCGAACTCGGATGGCGTAAGACCCTTGATGCTCGCGTTCGTAAGTGTACAACCGCCGGAGCCGTCTACCTTTACGATGCGCGGAAGGGCGTCGTAGCCTGATTGAAGAGAATTACTACCGGTAACTAGGTTCCCGGCGGAACTTGCTGCCGGAGCCGATCCGGCGTTGGATATAACTGGTGCTGCCATGATTTCGATTTTGTAAGTTAATAAATTAGGTAACGCTTACAAAATAGCAGTTCCCGACCAGAAAAAGATAGTCACCCCTCAAAAAGTGAGATTTACGAGAATTTCGACAATTACCCCTTACTTAATGGAAAACCAAAAAGGGGAATTGATTGTCACATATCCAATAGGGACAGGATTGAGTTCTTCTCGGGAGTCGGTTGAGTCGGAGCCGATGGCCCTGGACGGGGCGACGGCTGCACGGGCTGCGGAGTTCTTGCAGGTTCCTGAACAACAGGTGTTTGCGGTGCGGCCGCACCGTTCCTAGAATACCCCGCAGAAGACAACTGCTCGTTTAGATGGTTAAGCTTCCCAGAGATGTTCTGGTTAACTCTCAGAGCCAAAAGCTGAATTACCTCGTCATCGGTAAAAGTGTAGTATTTCTCCCGTTCGGCTTCGGAAACCTCGGGATATCTCTCCCTTCGGATGAAAACTTTTCCATCTTTTTTGGTTTTTCCCGAATTTATGAAGTCCGTTTGCTCCTTGTCGATCCATTGCGAAAGCCCAACGTGGGCGGGATTCTGCTCATTGTACTCCTCGACCTCATGTAGGATGTTGTAAAAGGACTGAGCCATTGCAAAGGCATCCTCTAGAACGCTGTTCACAATCTTAGTCTCAAAAGGTCTTTCCCTTGAGAACGCCGCAGGGTCTTTGGAAAACTCGCCTTGCAGGTCTTTGGGAATCGCATTTCTAAAGTGAACCTTGGAAGACTCGAACCTTTGCTGAGCCACCGGCCCTCCAGCCATTGCTTTCTGTTGCTTCTCCAATCGAGCAATCTCGGGAGCAAGCTTATTCATCGCATTAGCTTCGGCTTGACTGGAGATTCGCGCATGCTCCAGTTCCTTGACGTTCACCTTCGGCTTATTGCTTTCTATGAACTTTCTGTATCCTTCGTCATGCTCAAGCTCGACGTCGGGGTCTTCCGTCAACCTCTTGTCCACGTACTTCTTGTGGTTCTTGAAGAAGCTCAAGTAGTTTCCGTCCAAACCCTTTCTGTCAGGGACGTTCTCGGACGCCCACTTCGCAAGCTCGTATCTCTCTCTTTCTTCCGCGCTCAAGGTCTGCACAAACGGATCTTCCACCTGAGCGGGAGCAGGAATATGCTGACGGCCTACAGGGCGAGGGTCAGGATCGACCACGTTCGGCTTGCGAGCCACTCGCTTCTTCTTTTTCTTGGCAGGGGCGTCCTTGACCGCAACCTCTTCCGTGGGTTCTTCCGCAACCTCCTCGACTGGCTGAGCCGTCTCCTCTTCAATCTCCGCCAACGCACCCATAATGTCGGTCGGATGCGAAGGAGCCTCCTCCTCTTCCGATTCGGGTTCGTCCTCTACGGCCTTGAACAATGCGTTAAAAATCGGGTTCTCTTCGCTCTGCTCCTCGGCGGGAGCTTCAGCGGGAACCTCTTCGACTACTTCCTCTTCCTCACTCATAAGTTATGCCGGAGGGGGCATGGGTGGGCCTGCGGTCTGAGGAGGCGGGCCTCCTGCCATCTGGGCGGCTGCGCCCGGTGGCATAGCTTGACCTTGGGGCGGGCCGGCGGGGCCGGGTAAGCCGGGTTGACCGCCACCTTGAGCTTGTTGCATGATCATTGACAATGCCTGTTGCATCTGAGGCATCTCTTCCTTCAGCTTTTCTATGAATTGCTGATTCTGTAAGTCCAAGTCGGTTGCTTCGTCCGCCTCGTCCATCTTCAAGTTGAGGTCGAAGCCCGCTCCGCTTAGACGGAAAATCTCATTGAGTATCTCGAATACTCTCTCCTTGCCCAAGGCTTGAGCCATGTCGGGCATGGATATTACCTGCTGGAACAACTGGGAAAGAGTTTGGGCGGCTTGCGGATCGCGGGAACGCTCGGCTCCGTCGCGACTGCTGAAAAGGTATTCATGGATTAGGTTTATGGGAGTCCCTATGATGTTCCTGCCTTTTGGCAATTCATCCTGATCGCCTGTGTCCTCTATGTCCAATCCTGCGTCTTGGATGCTTTGCACCGAGAAGCGTTGCTTCACGGGGACGTTGAACTCCGTGGTGCTGCAGGTTACCAAGTGCTCGTAGATCATCTTCTTAGCCGCAGCGCGAAGACTGTCTATCCCCTCGGATATAAAACTGTATACGGTGTTGGTGGAGTTCGCTATCTCACTGACCTCGGTCGCGGATATCTCACGCTCGGCGGCTTGACCCAGCTCCTGCGGGGAGAGAATCATCAATCGCTCGACGAGGTTCAGTAATTGAAACAACGACTGCAGGCTCTGGTTTATTCCCTGAGCCAAGTCCCTCGATACATCCACTACGTTAATGAAGTTCTTTGGGTCTAAGTTCAGGTCAGCCATCTTTGTGCCTGAATACAGAAGAAGCTTCGGCTTCTCGTAAAAAGTGTCCTCTGATATACTTTGCTTTAGGTAATCCGTCACCGAGTCGTCCAACGCATCACCATCGACCGCCAGAATCTTGAACATTGAAATCTTCATGTGATGCATCATTGCATACACGATGTTGTTCATCTGGTCTTGGTATGGCATCAGGTCGTGAGCCATAGAGCAATTGGTCATCCTGTCGTCGTTTTGATTGATTCCGCCGTAAATGGCAGGCAACGAAGGCATCCATTCCGCGAATACAACCGTCTCGTCACTGGCTACAACCAACTTGAGCCATGTATCAAAGGGATAATCGCCAAGACCTTCAGCCTTCGGATTCACCTTCATGTACATAGTGGAAAGGAACATGCCCTTGTCCTCGTCCTCACCAACGTATAACCCGATCTGAGAAGTTCTCTCGTTCGAGAAAGGGAAGTCGTCCTGCTTCTTGGGGAACGCCAACACCGTACTATCGAAGTAGTAATCAAAGAAGTCCTTATAAGCATTGACCATCCCATGAAGAGAATTGGTGTACTCAACGTCCGACATGTTCCAGTAATCGGGATTGTCCCTGATTGTTCCATACCTGACGATATCCCAATATCCCACCCACTTGGGGCCAAGATTGGAATTCAGGTTATGGAGCGGAGCCGAGTTGTCCCAGATGGTACGAGTGGGGTGGGGGGACAGAAAATGCAGCCCCTCTCTCTCAACGTAAGCCTCAAAGTCCTCGCCATCCATTCTCCACTGAACGTCGCGTGTCCATGACTCGGCAGGGAACATCACTTGAAAGCCGTACATAAACATACTGCGGATGACCTGCTCGAAAGTGTGACGATAACCAAACTGCTCCGCCATGATTTCAACGCGCTGAGACAAAACCTCTGCGCGTATCTTACTGCCTGTATCCGTTCCCCTAGGCTCAAATCTAAAATACGGAAACATATTCGAGAATCGACTAACTTGGGCAGCTACCCTTCGGGTAATGTAAGACCTAATCAAGGAAACCGACACCTCGTAAAGGCGAAGAAGGTTTATGTTCTTTATGCCACCCTCGTCGCCGTACTCGCAGAACTGATCCTTCAACTGGGGGTCTATGCCCTCTAGTTTGTTTGCGCAGGTTTCGATATTGATCTTCCCTTGAGCGTACTGAAGCAAGGGGATGGAAAACTTATTGATCGGCAAACTGTCCCACGCCAAGTCAACCGACAAGTAAAGCTTGTGATTCTTGCAAGAGTGGTAAATTCCCTCATGGATGCGCGAACGGACTAAGTCCTCCATTCGACTGCGTATCTCAAAGTCCTTACCCGTTTTTGCCGTGAACACTTGCCTTAGTCGAGCTTGCGTCGTGTTCGTCTTCTTCAGTGTGTCCGGGTGAACCATAATTAAATATATCCTTTATGATATCGGGGGCGTACCCCTCTAGATACCTAGCTTCCAATATTGACAGTAGTAATGCGGTCGGGCCTCTGAGGTTTGGCTCTCGCCTGAGCATCGAGTCGAAGATGAAGTGGCGAAGGTTGAGCATACTGGCCAACTCGTACTGCGTGACTTTGAGAAATCCACACAACCGCTCGACTCTGGCAAAATCCCATACCTTGTTGATTCTCTTTCTGGCATAATGAGCATCAATGACTTGGCTCGCAGGCGTAGAGGTCTTGGCAGGGTTTAACCTGTCGTTCACTCCTCCTCTTCTTCCTCGTCTTCTTCGTCAACTTCCTCCTCTTCCTCCACTTCTTCTTCCTCAAAATCCTCGTCAACTTCCTCTCCAATGACGTCAATGTCGTCATGAACAAGGTCAACCGTGGCATGAAGTCGCTCGTCGTCGATTTCGGAAACCGTGACGTCTAGCGTTATTTTAATCTTTGATCCTGCGGACACTCCCTCGAAAAGTTCGGCGACCTCCGCATCATCCAATGACATCTGAATTACATCCTGCATTCTTGTAACCTAATCTTTTGGGTATCAAAATCAAGTACTAAATTCCACAATTTCGCTTACATCGACATTTGGGGTCGGAACACCCACTCCAACATCATAATACATAAGAGGGTAGGTAAGAGCATCAAAGGCGTGAATATAAACGCTCCTCTTCGGCTTCATCTCTAGGGATGGGTCATATTTACCGTCCTTACCCTTTTCGCTCACAAGATTGCGAACAGACTTGAGGGTGTCCGTGCATTGAGCGGAAAAAACAACTTCCTCCTTAGTAAGCTTCGCTATGAGCAGCCTGACCCTTCCCTCAACCGATCCGGAGAATTTGGGAGCCGCCTTCATGCGAATAGGCTCCAAATCAAAAGTTTCACACTTAGTGCGACTTATCTCCTCTATATCCTTAACGTCGTAACTGCCGGTTTTGGCTCGGTATTGATTGAATGCTGAATTATCACTAATATGAATCCAGTGCAGCTTCTTGCCTACCTTCCTGTGCCAGTACGCCATTTTCCTGTAAATCAAAGGAACTAGTGTCGTATATGGAATCTTTCGATTAACCGTAACAAGTTCGTCAAATACCGTCCACAGGCTCTTTTCCTTGCCTATGATGCATTGCATGAAAATGCAGGCGTTGTTTACGGAGCCAGGGTCATACCCGATCACGACGGGATAATTGGGGTTCGGCACGATTCCCTTTTTGGCATCCCCCACCACATGCATGGTTCGATTGAAGTACGGGCCGAATATGGCATCGCCCGTCGGTCTGTCGATCCACTTGCCCTCCAGCATTCGCTGAGCCTCGATGGGGTCATTGGCTACTGCCTCCATAACCCTGTCGTAGTATCCCGGCGGTAGGTTTGCCTCGTTCTCCGCTATCTTTACGTGAACGACCAAGTAGTCCTCGTTCCAATTTCCTTCCTCGTCATAGGGAGTCTCGAAAAATCTCTTGTAAACCCAATGACTCGGCCCTGCGGGATTACAAGCCGAGGTATATTGCTGAACGCCCTCGATTCCTTGCCTTCTGCCCAATTGCTGTACGACTGCATCAAAATACGCAGGGGAGTCCAAGTTCGTCAGCTCATCCACGAATATGTAACTAGGCTCATATCCCTTGATTCTATCGATGAGGATATTTCCGAAAGGAGCGGACATGAGGCTAATCCTAGACCATCCACCGTAACGATTGCTGACGTCTATGTATGGCTGTTTTTGAAGATCTAACTTTTGATCCGTAAAATCCAAGCCAATGCCCTCCTTCCACTCCGGAAGTATTTCCGTCAAAAGCTTATGCCAGACACCGCCCTGAGTTGCCTGACTTTTAATTCCTACGATAATTAGCGCCAAAGCGTTAAAACCCTCATAGCAGTGACGAACCAACTTATGACCGCCAAGAACGAAAGTCTTCCCCGATGCTCGCTCTCCGTATGCCAGTATGTAATTGGCGGGGCTATCGAACAACTCCTGTTGGCTCCCCGACAGCCCCGGACTCCAAGTTTCGTCAGGCTCTTCGACGGAAGCCTTTTCGGCAGAGTCGAGGCGCTTGACAAGCTCGTCGGTGTCAAATTTTCTGAACCGAGCCACGCTTATAGGCGTACTCCCAACCTTTGGCAAAGGCTAGGGCCACCAAGTACTTGAGCTTCCAAGGATGCTCTTCTTCGTTTGGACTTCCGAACGAATCCTCGAACTTCTTCCAATCCTCCATAAAGGCAGGATCACAGGAATCGGGAATGTCTAGCTCGTCGTTACGAACATTTATAATGTTACTCACCGTCCGCCTCCTTCATTTCCTTGAGAGGTCTAAATCCCGGTCGTCGCTTCTTCTCTCCCTTTTCCCGTTCGCTCATCTTGAGCATAAGATCAAGCCCATGAAGCAATCGGTCGTAAAACTTTCCCTGTTGTTCCGTGGCGTTTATAAACAATCTCGTCCTCAGAATCTCCTCCTCGGGGTCAAGACCGCCATCACTTATGTCGTCCCTCAATTTCTCGGCTACCTCGAAAAGGCTCATGTTTTGTCTAATGGCTATTTTCTGGGTAATCTTAAGAGCCTCACCCATCAACTGCCCTACGGAATCATCGAACTGCTCAAACACCTTAAGCTTCTGAATGCTGTCGGGATTATTGAGCATGCCCTCGATGTCATGCAGAAATGCCTCCTTGCCGTTTTTCTCCAAAGCACCGACGAGGCGGTCGGGGTCTGGCTCGGCAGGCGGCTCCTTTCTCACCATAAGGTCAACCTCGTCCGGTTGGTGTCCCTCGTCGCCCGCAGCAACCCATATCGCACGGAGCTTCGGGTCTGTCCGAACCCTCTCATGCATAGCGGTTCTCTTCATGCCGAACTCCTCGGCGACTTTTCCGTAATCTCCGTCATGACGCTTCATGGCGGCTCCGAGTTGCTCGGTAGATATTTTCCTACGCCTTGGCATGGATCGAAAAGTATTGTTTTAACATGGGCATATATTTGGTCTTCCAGTCGGGAGATGAGCGGAGATACGCAAAGCTTCCTCCGTTGGCTAGGGCATAGGCGGAGTTTCTTACCCTCCAGTCGAAGAAGTCGAAGTTGCATCCGACGCAAAACCTTTGAGCTTCGTCAATCGTAACGAACTCCCATGATGACTTCTGCGACAGATCGCGCACCTCATCCGGGGACATGGATGCGCCGATGGCTATCTCTTCATCGGTAAGTACCCTGACGGCGCTTGTCGCCTTGTGACCGGGAGTAACCTTCTCCCGAGCCATCAACCTTACGAATATCGGCGGGAACTCTTCAAAAACCTGCCAGCCCTTTCTTATTTTCCTCATTCTCAACCATCTGTTTCGCCAGTTCGTAAACCGGCTGCATTTTACGATTTAGCTGAGGGAGCTGATCAGGGCGTCCGAGGTCACCTGCGATGCAGAGCGTGTGGTCGTCGGCTCGGAAGCCTATTACCATGTAAGAATCGAAGTACTCCTTGCAAATCGGTTCTAATTGCTCTGCTATCTGTTCGTCGTCCACGGAACTTGAAAATGAATAAGATATTTTGGAAACGCAAGTTTAAAGTCGATTTAGAATTGGGGATAATTGGGGATAATTGGAGATATTTCGCGACCATTTACAGCCAACAAATAGCCAACAACCTCATGGAACCCGCACCAGTAAAGGGC